AGTTGTTTGTCGGGTTGGGGTAGATCTTCTTGCAGCTGCCACTCTGGCAGAACTCGCCCTCCTGGCACGCAACACCATAGCAGCTCATGTCTGTGAATCCCATAACACTGCGAGGAAAGAGGTATTTAACTAATGCAATAAGAAGCAGAACAATAACGAACGAGGTTAACGCAATGAGAAGAGTATTCTTGCGGGCCATCTATTAATAGATCTTATTCTTCCTCGCCCTTAGGAAAGCAAATCCCCTTCACGCCTGATTCATCAGGATGACACTTGGCAGCTTCTCCGCAGGCATTTTCAATCTGAGGATTACAGTCCATATCTGCGAATGAGCTCGTTGTAAACATAAAATAGATGGCGATAAGTGCAAGAATAGCACCTATGACATATAAATAGACCATGCTATACCCCTGTAATTTTATTTTACTAAGGAAGAACCGGGAGATCCGATGCCGGTAGTCTAGGGGGCGCCGTTCCTCTGCAATATCCATTTACACAGGACAATGGGTGGTTGCAAGGGGGTAAATCCACCCCGCACTGCGCCTGTTCAGTGCCCTGAAACGGCTCAATATACTTGGAAATGCGGAGCATGCGATCCGCCACTAAAAGGGCAAAGGCGACTGCTGCAATGAATAGAAGTCCATAGATTGATTCGTCCATCTCTTTTCTAAGTCTAGAATATAGAAATGCTCATTCCTTCAATCATAGCGCATATACTGAATGGCCTATTATTATTCTCTTCTCTTCTTTTTGTCCTATTCTATTTCAAACGTTTGCAAACAGTCGACACATATCGCATGCTCGTATTACTTCTAATATCTTCAATTGCGGTGGGAATACCGTGTATACTTATTTTTAAGAAAGCTCTTCGAGCTTTCTTAAAAATAAGGTATAACGGGTTATTAGTCGTTTGACATTTAATTTAACGAAGCTTTAGCTTCGTTAAATTAAAGTCACGACATTACACGGTATTTCTCATGCAATTCTTGAAAAGCAATATCATTTCTTTCCATTAGACCTTGCGAACTTGTATGGCCGGCCCCTTTAATTTGCGAGCAGCGCTCGGATCGTATTCATTGTTCCCCTCCTTGTTGCGCATGTGCGCGGCTGAATGGGCCCAGAACTCGGGTGCACCAATGCGGAAATCTCCGTGGAACTCGGCCTTATACCAATAAATAATGTCCTCCAACTTATTGCTCTGACTCGTATTGTCCAGAACCAGGCACTCAAAATTCTGTGTGCACTGATCCATGATCTGGCAGAAAAACTCGAACGAAGGAAAGGCAGATCCATAATTGTCAAAGATGCGCTTGCGATTGCTCAAGTAAGGCTCACGCAGAATAAAGACATAGTCGACGTTCGTGCGAAGAGCCGGCTGGATACCCAGCGGGTATTGCATGGTAATTAAGAAGAACACCTTGAGCCAGCGACCATTCATGAAAAGATAGCGAATATTCTTGTCATGTGTCCAGCTTTCGTCATACATACAGTCATCCAAAATCATGAGAGAACGGGGGTCATAGCGTGACTTCATCTGACCCGCCGCCTGTTCTTCCATGATTTTCGCCATAATCATCTTTTGCCGTTTCACGAAATTGGCCAAAATGAGAGGGTTATACTCGCCGTGAATGAAAAGGGGCGGAATCATCTTTGAATAGAAAGAGTTTGATTCTTCCGTTCCTGAAATCACAGTTCCGAGGGGCATATCCTGGTGGTTATAGAGCAGATCACGAACAAGTGTCGATTTACCCGTGCGTCTGCGACCTATGAAAACACATACGGCGTCTTGTTGAATCTTCTTCATGTCGAACTTTTTCAGACTAACATCCATTGCGGAGGTCATTGCTAATATACTACCAAACTAATTTTTATTATGCGCTTTTACTTGCCGCAATGATTCTTGATGAGAAAAAGATGGATAAACTCCGGGGGATGCAACTCCCTCCGCCGCGATTCCTTTTAGATCCGCTGTCTGAAGATTTACAAAACGTAAAAGGCTATAAGAACCTCCAGACTTTCTTTCCAGCCATGACTAAGGTGTTCAAGATCAATAAGTTCCAATCTGATCAGGCTCGCCTTGATACGCCATGGCAGATTTCGTCTGTTGATTGTTCTGGAAACCAGGGATTTTGCCAAGTGACTTTGAAGGAGGGCGATGTAATCACAACGAAACCGGCCTATCTGAAAGTGACCCATCTTCTGGATCCGGTTCGCTGGATGAAAGGGGGCTACAGTCTACCCAAGGAGTCGGGACTTCCTTGGCATTCAAAGACTTGGACTGCCGCCTGGCACAAGATTCAGGATCCGTGGAATCAGGCCTATGTTGAAGTGATGGCCACCTACGCTCTTTCCAAGCTACGCATTCAAGGTATATCTCCCCATTTTAATTATTACTATGGCTCTTTCTGCGCAAAGGCTGATATGTATCGTTACAATATTAACGACGACTTTTCCAGTTTCCGTAATACACGCTGGTTTTGGAAGGGTTCAGACAGAGGTCTCTATACACTGACTGTTCTGAAAAATGGATCGGCAGAGGATGTGCCTGAGGAGGTAAAGAATGATCTTCTAACCAGGCCTGAATATGAGGATGATGAGGAGGATGAAAGCTCTCTAGAGTCAATTGAATACAAGGAAGGTGATGAGGGCAGTCTCCACTCAGCCTCTCTGGAGAGTATGAGTTTTGCCGAAGATGAGGATGAAGAGGAAGAAGATGAGGATGAGCAGTATACCGTATATGCCAGTATCCCTAACTTCCCTGTTATGCTCATCTTTACAGAGTCGAATGAAGATACAATGGACTCTCTCTTGAATCCTGATAAGCACACGGTCAAGCCTGGATCGCCTGAATGGGAGATCATGTGGTCAGCGTGGATCTTTCAGGTGATCGCTGCCGAGTGTGTAATGCAGAAGGTGTTTGGAATGACACACAATGATCTTCACACGAACAATATTGTCTGGAGCAAGACAGATCTGGAGTATTTATATTACAAGGATGCGGCGGGTGTTCACTGGAAGGTGCCGACCTATGGAAAGATCTTCAGACTGATTGATTTCGGTCGGAGTATCTTTTCTATTAATAATACCATGCTGGTCAGTGATGATTTCCGCGCTGGAAATGATGCGGACGGCCAGTATGCATTTCCTCCTCTCCACCCGAAGCCGCGCGAGCTTGTTCCGCCCAATCCGTCCTTTGACTTGTCTCGTCTTTCCGTGAGCCTATTTGAGAGTCTATTCCCCGTGAAGCCTGAGGATAGCGAGAGCAGGGTCATTTTGTCCGAGGAAGAGGGACTTATTGTGCGCGAGTCTGTATCTCCTCTGTATAATGTGCTGTGGTCATGGATGGTTGATGATGATGATCGGAATATTCTGGTGACTGCGGATGGAGATGAGCGTTTCCCTGATTTTGATCTGTATAAGCATATTGCGGCGAAGGTTCATAATGCTGTGCCTTCTGCTCAGGTATATAAGCCGCCCTTTTCACGGTTCCAGACAAAGGAGACTGTGGAAAAGGCGTATTCATTGTTTATCTAACGTCGTGACTCTTGTCATATACGTCGTAGGACATTTTAGTTAAGAAAGCTAAAGCTTCCTTAACTAAAAGTCACGACGTTAAAACCTCGGAAGTCCAACTTGGATTTCCATTTCACTTGCTGCTTCTGCCCCGCTACTCATAATCGACTCCATACCTGTCTTGACGGAGGCGGCTGATGGCAGTAGAGAGGTCAGCGACTGCATAGAGTCAGGAAGAAGCTGCAGGATCATTAAGAAGAGCACACAGCCAATAATAAAGTCGCGCATAAGCGACTTTACTGTCGGCTTTGCCTTCTCTACAAAATACGTGCTCGCAGCACCTACACTCGCAATCGCTACGCCGCCGAGGGCAATTCCAGCCGCCATAGTTGAGGAGGGGGCTGACATGTTCTGGCGCTCAGGAGGAAAAAAACAGGAGGTTGTTTCCCGCTTCGAGAAATCAGAGTTCCTCATAATCATCCTCGTTTGAGAGTCCTTCGGGCGCATCACCCGTAAACTGTAGCATCTCATCTGAAGGCTCATAGTTGTCAATCGTATTCACCTCTTCTAGAACATTACGCTCGGGATCATCAGGGTGGAAAACAGAGTTAATATTGGTGAATCGGACACTCGGCTCTGTATCTACAACAATTGTCTGTTGTGCTTGCTCAACAGGTGCAGGTGCTGGCGCAGGAGCAGGTTCAGGTTCAGGTGCGGGTGCAGGCGCAGGGGCAACAACTACAGGCTCTGGTTCAGCCCCTGATACATCAATTACAGGGGCAGCACCTGATACATCAACCACGGACTCTGGTGCAGGGGCAGGGACCGTTACAGGCTCAGGAGCAGGCTCCTCTACCACAGGGGTAGGAGCAGGTGCCGGGGCCTCCACCTCATCCTCTCCATCGTCATGAAGATACTCGCGCAGAATGTTCTTTACAGGCAGCATACTGCGAATAGACTGTAGGACCGCCTCATTCAGAAGGCCTTCTACCGTATTCAGATTCTTCTGCCGATCAATCGGTGTCCCCGTAGGCGTGAAAAGATAGACATTTGACCAGAGAATTCTCCCCGAATCAGACAGGGTGCGGTGGAGAAAGTGATCCAGCTTCGGAATCGTAATCTGCAGCTTCTTATTCTGCTTCGAACTCAGACGGATGGCAGAAAGAACCTTTGTGTGCGCAATAAA